CGGATCAGCTCAATCATGATGGAGCAGGCAAGATGCGTTTTTCCTGTCCCGCACGCGCCCAGAAAGATTAGGCCATATCCGCCCTGCCACGCCTTTTCAAAACCTTTCACGAAACGTTTAGCAAGTGCAAGCGCCTTTTGCTGGGTTTCGTTTGCAGGATTGAAGGTGGAAAAATCCTTGGTTCGATAGTCGTAAGGGATTCTGACCGCCTCAATTCTGCGTTTAATCTCGTCCTCTTCCTGTTGCTTGCGGAATGCTTCTTCTTTGGCCTTCCATTCCTCGCGGTGTTCTTCTATGCACCGAGGGCAGGTGCTCTGAGATTTGACTTCTTCTCCTACCCAAATTTCATCAGCCAAGTAATAACCGTGCTCAGGACACTTAACGATTCTCTGCCGCTTGGTCATCACGCCCAAGATCGAATTGATAACGCCTTGGGTTCTAGGTTCTTTCGTATTGTTCATAGTATTAAATTCCCGTTCTTATCAAATTTGCATCCCTTCATGTAGAACTCATCCGTGAAACCGCCTGGAGGTTCGTAAGCAAAAGACTTGGAGGTTTGATTAGGAGGCTTCTGCTGCTGCCACTTGGATTCGTTGAGACACCACGTTGTGAATGCAGCTTTGTAATCTGCGTACTGTTTTCCGTTTGCTTTGCAGTAAGCGACCATCTTTGAAAACAACTGCTGTGGGTCTTGAATGTTGTGCTTCTGAGCGATCTTCAAAAACTCTTCCGGAATTGGGTCATCCTCGTTATAAGGACATGGAACTTTTTGTTTCTTTGGACGCTTCGTTTCTTTCTCAACTGTTTCCGGTTTGGAAATGGTTTGGTTCTCTGGAGACGTTAAGGAAAAGTTTGGGGCGCTCCCTATAGAGTTATTTACTGGTTCATTTACTGATTCATTTAATGGTTCGTGTCCCAAATTTGGGCCTACCACACGTCCCATATTTGGGACTACGGAAAGTCCGTTTTTGGGACTAGTCCCATATTTGGTACTACCGTTTTTGGTACTACCGTTTTTGGGACTATCAAGACTGGCAGTCAGATTCAAAACGTAATTATTTGAAGAGTTGAGGACAACTCTTTCTCTGCGGATAAACCCTTTTTCTTCCAAGTAGGTGATGGCCTTGTAAACAGTTTTTCTGTTTAGCTCGGTCTCTTTGGCTATCGTGTCGGTGCTTGGGTTACACTTCCCCGTTTTTTCATTTTTGAAATCAGCCAGGCAGCGCAGTACGCTTTTTGCCGCCGAATTGCCGACAAAAAGCTTTCGCACTGCGTCTGAATCTTGCCAGGACATGATCTACCTACTGATTGATCATTCGGCGCAAAAGGTTGTTGCGCATTTTGTTCCAAGAGTTCTGAGGCCTCAGGTCTTCAACTGTTACCTCCCCGTTTGTCAGCTCCTCAATCAAAATGCACTTCTCGATTGAACCAGTCCGCTTGCCTGTAACTAACATGCTCACAAACTCCGGCGTAACACCGAGTTGCTCTGCTAAATGTTTCTGAGAAATCTCAGGGTGTTTTTCAAAATAATGTTTCAGTTTCATCGCTATCTTTACATAACGTTTTGTTTTGATATTACGCATAACATTTAGTTATGTCAAATTAACAAAATGTTGTTTAATGTGCTTAAGGAGAAAAACTATGAGACCTGTAAGTGAAATCCGCCGAGAAAATCTCGAACTGCTGATTGAGGAAGAAGGGACGATACCGGCCCTAAACGAAAAGCTGGGACGCAGAAGGAATGATCCATCCTTGTCTTTTATCCGTGCTCAGTCAGTTCGGTCCAGCACAGGCAAGCCCTATCTGATGGGTGATAAGCTGGCCCGTGATATTGAATCTAAGCTGAAGCTAGGTCGTGGCTGGATGGATACAGACCACACAGGAATGCTCATTGATTCACTAGACAAACCAGCTTTGGACGGTGTGCGCGTTCTGGAGTTAGCTAATACAGGCTCAATGGGTGATGATCCGAGCGTCCTGGAGCAGGATGTCATCATCGGCGGCCTGACCTTGGCGCCTGATTTTGTCCGCCGCCTCAACCCTTCTAATCCCATGAATCTGAAAGTTCTCACGGGCCACGGAGATTCTATGCTGCCGACGATTGCACCAGGTGATAAGGTTTTGATCGATGAAGGCGTGAAGGATCTCTATGATGGGATCTATGTCCTGCGCTCATACGACACTCTGTTCATTAAACGAGTTAATAAGAATTTGAAGGGAGCGGTCGTCATTTCCTCCGACAATCCCACAGTGAAACTAAGTGAAGAACTAGACGGATCGGAACAGTTAGAAATCGTTGGTCGCGTTGTCTATGTTTGGCACGGGACATTTGTCTAACCAAAACCGATTTCAGAACTATTTTTGAAGGGCAAAGGCAATGAAAAAAATACTTTTACTCCCGTTACTGCTACTCCCAACTGTCTATTCATACGGTGCTAGTTTTGATTGCAGCAAAGCAAGAAGCTGGCCGGAAAAAATGATTTGTAGCGACCCGATCTTGTCGATTGAGGATGAGCGATTGAGCAAAATTTACCAACTCGCAAAGAAGAAAACAGGTAACAGCAAAGAATTCAAGGCGTTGGTAAAAAAGAATTGGCAGGAAAGAGAGAGATGTACGTCTAAAGTTTGCATTGAGGACTGGTATGTACGAGTTGGTGAGGAATACAAGGGAATAATTGAAAAGGATGTCGTTCATACCGATAGAGGAGCCGGAGAAGATCCTGAAGTCTTTGAAAACCCGCCAGATCAGCCCGCACCAAAACCACTGCCCAAGAAACTTAGCAAAGACGAGGAAGCTGCTTTAGCCTATTTTGCCTTGAACATTTGTCTCTATGCCCAATATGAAAACCTTGAAGACGGGAAAATCGACATTATGTACCTAACAAAAATGGCTCAAGAAAAGTGCCGAGACAATTATCAGAGGGTTCTTGAGTTAGTCGATAAGAACTTCAAATACGCTCCAAATAAGTACGGGATAGTAAGCTCGGTTATAGAATCTCAGACATACACGGTCATGTCAGACTTCATGAAATATCGAAAAAAATTAGAGAAATAGTCTTTTTATCTCTTACTCCAAGCCGCTCTAAGCGGCTTTTTTGTTGCGTACAAGAAACAAATCAGCACAGATACCTAACTTAATGTTATTTATTACATAACGTTTTACTTGCGTTTTAACATAACATTATGTTATTCTTTCCTCATCAAGCAAACGTTCTTTAAAAATCCTTCTGAAGCTTGTCAAGAAGGAAAAGGGTTCTAAGGCCGAGTAAACCGAAAGGCTATGAACTCAAGCGGGTGGCCAGTGAATTGGCCCGAGATGCCTAGCGAAAGCGACGGCACGGCAAGGAATGCTGAAAGGATTGTGACGTTAAAGTCGTCAGGTACGAGTAGGGGCCGACAAAAAGCAGTTCACAAACAAAAGCGCTTTCCGGCAACTTCTCCTTTGGATACATCTAGCACTCGCTGGAGGGCGCTTCTGTTTCTTACAGGAGAGAAAAATGATCTTGTTACCGGACGAGCAAAAGCAGCTCTTTAATTTCGTCATCGACGATCTTTTGAAAGAACGCGGCTCCGCCATTTACCTCACTGACGCGCTTGCTTATGCAGAGCGCGCTGTTGTATCCGCCCTTCTCTCTGGCAAGTCCGAGATAACACTTGATCTCGGCCACGTTGTCCAGACTGCAGAAGCTCAGAGAGAAGTCAAAGCCCTCTTCAAAGAGTACGCAGCGGATTTCATCTCCGGCCTTGGAATAGAAGCGATTGATAAAGACATCTACCCAGATGTAAAAAATTAAGTTTCTCTCCTCTGCCCTGCCAGTTTTCCTTCTTGAGCTGGCGGTTTTTTACAGTTTTGAACCTGCGAAAGGGAAATTTTTGCCCGGACTCCGTCCCCTCGTTTGTCGATTGAGAGGTACTTCAAGCGGGAATAATCAGTAATTGGGCAAAGGTCCTGGTTTGAGATCGCATATATAGATTACTGATCGCAGGTTCACCCCAATCTCGAGGTTGTCATGAATAAAAAATTTGATGATCTGTTAGAGGACGATCTCGCATGTTTCCTCTGCGCTCTGATCGCCTTCGCCCTGTTTTTCGGCACGTTGACCTTAGTCCTCGGCGCCGATGCCTTTCAGCGGTGGCTGCTATGCATGTAACTCCGAGAACATGCCCCGGGCCAGGAGATCTCTGGCAAATGAGCTGGCAGGAAGAAAAACGGCAAGCTGAGTATGAACGGCTCCTCGAAAAGTTCTTTGAAGAGTACATCCCTCGGTATTGCGGCAAACGTATTAACGAACTTGCTGAGGCGGGAGAGGACGAAAGACACCCTGAAATTGAGCCTTTGTTTGATGAATATTTGAAGGAAAACGAATGGCGGTAATTACTGAGGCAGAGCGTAAAAAACAGCGCAACCGAGAACTGAAGCGCGAGTACTACGCAAAAAACAAAGAAAAGAGGGTTGCGCAGAGCAAAGAATGGTATCGCAAAAGACGCGAAGAAGAATTAGCCCTGCGAAACGATAAAACACCAATCCTCCCGCAGACCCCTTTTTCAGCACTATTTACAGATTTTTTTATTGATAGGAATCCGAAAAAATGACTAACGAACAAAGAGCCGCCTGGTTAGAGGGTCGGCGCACAGGAATCGGCGGATCGGACGTGGCTGCGGTTCTTGGGCTGAATCCGTGGAAGACACCGCTGGACGTTTGGAACGACAAGCTCGGACTTTCTGAAGATAAAGGAATGTCCGAACCGGCCTATTGGGGAACGGTACTTGAGGATACGGTAGCCCGTGAATTCCAACAACGAACTGGCATGAAGGTTCAAAAAGTCACTCACCAGTTCGTTGATCCAGAATGTGATTGGATGATTGCAAACATTGACCGAGCGATTATCAATCGGGAGATCGCCAAAAAAGTCAGGCCGTTGCTTGATGTCGAGGAAATTGAGCGCTACGCAAATATCACGGGCGTTGAGCGACCTATTAACACTGACATCGCATTTGAGGCAAAAACAGCGAACGCTTTTACTGCTGACCTGTGGGGCCCGAGCCAGGAGCTTGAGATCAGACAAAACAATCTCAGAACAGAGCACGTGATCCCACTTTATTATGAAACGCAAATTCAGTGGTACTGCGGCATCCTGAAGCTCAGAGGAATGTATCTCGCAGTGCTTATCGGAGGTTCTGACTTCCGGATGTACTGGATCGATGCTCGCCCGGATGTGTTTCAAGTGATCAAAGAAAAGTGTTCCCGCTTCTGGAACGAAAACGTTCTGAAGAAGATCCCGCCTGATCCTATCAACATTGACGATGTACTTCAGTTATATGGCAAAAGCAATGGAAAAGCTGTGGAAGCTCAGGGTGAGCTTGCTATTGATTATGGTGAGTATGCACGTATTGCTGGTGAAATTAAGGAGCTTAAAAAGCAGCAGGACGCGCTCAAAACCAAGCTGGCAATAGGCATGAAGGACAATGAAATCTTAACGTTAGATGGCAAAAAAGTCCTGACCTACAAAACCCAGTCAAGAAAATTCTTCGATATGGATTCATTCAAAGAAGACCACCTCGATGACTTCTTCGACTATTTGAAAGAAAGCTCCACCCGCGTCATGCGTGTGTGCGCGTAACCTTTTAGGTTGATGGCTACACAAAATGGGCAGGGTTTCTACTGATAAAAAGAGCGGTTTTGTGTAATATTCGCTTCGAGCACTACAGTACGGTGCAACAAGAAAAGGCTTTCTCGGTTGAGCCAGATCAACCGAGCCAAATTCCCTCCAAGCCTGCACAAGCGGGCTTTATTTTTGCCTCTGGCTTATTTCTCGTAACTCTTAATCAACCAAAGCCCCTCCACTTCGAGGGGCTTTTTCATAGGAATTAAATTATGTCTACATCTGACCAACTCGCTTCCGTTGTCGGCGCTCCCTCTGCCCCAGTCGCCAAACCGAAAACGAAAGCCCCGGCAATCGTTCAGCAAGTTCTGTCCGATCAGTTCAAGAAACAACTCGCCTTAGCCGTTCCCAAACATCTGAGCGCAGACCGCATGGCAAGAATTGCCGCGACCGAATTACGAAAGACTCCAGCGCTTCTCAACACAACTCCGGCATCTTTCCTGGGAGCCGTCATGCAGTCTGCTCAGCTCGGCCTTGAGCCCGGTTCCGCACTCGGTCAAGCTTACCTTGTTCCATATGGAAACCAGTGCCAGTTAATTCTTGGTTACCGCGGCATGATTGATTTGGCCCGTCGCTCCGGACAAGTGTTGTCTCTTTCCGCATTCGCAGTGCACGAAGGTGACAATTTTAATTATCAGCTTGGCCTACATCCGGACATCCACCACGTTCCAAGCGTCGAAGCTGACCGCATCAAAAAGCCGATTACGTTTGTCTATGCCGTGGCCAACTTGAAAGGCGGCGGATACCAATTCGAAGTGATGTCTCGCGCTGAGGTTGAAGCGGTTAAGACAAAGGCCAAGTCAAAGAATATCTGGAACTCGTATTTTGAACAGATGGCCCTCAAAACTGTGATTCGCCGTCTCTTCAAATACCTCCCAGTTTCCATCGAGGCCCTCCAAGTTGCAAATGTCGATGCTAAGCGGGAAGCCGGGGAAAAGATCGACCCGAACGACGTAATCGATATCAATGCTATTTCTGTTGACGATTTCAAAGATATTCAGGACGCCGAAGTCATCGAAGAACCTCAGGCTCAGGAGGCCACTGCATGAACAAGTTCTCGAATAAAACAATCGAGCAATTAGCCGAACAGTCGACCAAAAGTGAAAACTGCATAGACCTAGACGTTATAACAACTCTCGATGTAGTAAACGACGTAAAGCCACTTGATAGTATTGGTGTTTTTGTCGACACGTACCTAAACTTTAGACCGTTCCTAAGTGATGATGTGTGTGTTTCTTTGATGTTTAGACAAGACCGAATGTTAGAGGGGTGTATTGATCTAGAGATTGATGACGCCGAAAAACTCGGAGAACTTCTTTTATTCCAGTGCAAAGTCGCACGCCGAGCGCAAGAAAAGAAGCGTCAAATGATAGGGAAAAGCGCACCTGAAATATAAAGCGAATTAACCATGAGCCCTGCGAGAGCGGGGCTTCTCTTTTGGAGAAATAAATGTGGAAGATCAAAGACCCTACTTTAAAAGAAAAGATCATGCAACTGCTATCGGATGAAA